CGGCCAATGGAATAGTGTTCTAAATTGTGCGTGTGTCCGTTCAGGTATAAATGCACCCGAGGGTCGCTTATCAGCGCCTGAAAGTTTTCCACATTAATTTCGTTCGCCTTGTGGTGCCCCAGCACAAACACCCATTCATTGTCGGCATCAATGGAATCCAGCGTGGCGCGGAACCAGGCGAGCTGCGCCGTGCAGTTTTGCTGCACGATGTTTTCATGGAAGCGGCACACATCCGGAACGGGTTCGCAGGTGGGGTATTGAATGCCGCACGGATCCCATTTCGCGCGGTCCTCGCCTCGGTAATCGGCCACGCACGGGTTGGTGTCCAGCGCAATGACGTTCAACACGAGTCCGTTGTTGCTTCCACTGTCGCGTAAGACCGCGCGCCGGTGATAGTAGCGGCCGTCCATGACCCAGTTAGGAATGGTTTGGTTCAGCCACAGCTGCGCATCGGGATTGAAGCCGTAGTCGTGGTTTCCCAATATGCTGTACCAAGGCAACTGAATGGATCCAAACAGGCCGACAAAATCTTCGTTGATTTGCGGGTCGCTGCCGTTTTGAATCCCGCAATAATAAAAATTGTCCCCCGTGTTCAAGACGAGCCGGGGGGTGTTCGCCTTAACATAGGACTGCATTGCGGCGGCGGTGTTCTGCGCATTTTTCAAATGGTACCCGCCCAGCGCGGCGGACCCCCAATCCCCCACGGAGAGAATGTGGACGTCGTCAGCGGCGGTTAGCGCCAGAACCAGCGCAAGTATGTTAAATGTGCTACGCATTTATGTGGTGTGTGGTATGTGGTGCGTGGTGCGTGGTATGTAACACAATGAGAAATTTATTTGCGGATCCCCGCGTTATTTCTTTTTCACCGGTACGGTGGCGGACCACGCCTCTAGCAAACGCAGATCGCACGTTTTCCAGTCTTCTTTGAATCCGCGCAGGGAAACAAATGCGGGGGTCGTCATTTTTTGATTTTTGTAATAAATGTAGGTGCCGTATTGTCCGGTGCGCACGCTGGTGTGTGCGTTGATTTCGCGCAAAATGGACGGGTTCGTAGTAGTAGTCGGATTCGTCGTAGTAGTCGGGGTCGTAGTAGCGGACGATTCAATGTGGCGCACTGCATCGTCGTAAGAGCACGGCACCTCGTCCACATCCCCTGTTTTGTTTTTAAGATGGGAGAGAGATTTTTTTTGATCTCCCCATGTCAAATACGGCCCGTATTTTCCGGTGCGCAGGAAGAGGTCGGCGCCGTTGTATTTTCCGAGAAGTCTGCACAAGCCCGATGTGCCCGCTGTGCCCGATGTGCCCGCGGTTTCCTTCTCTGGTTTATCCTTCGCGCTTGGAGGCAATGCAGTCAGCAGGCGATCCACGCATGAAAGGCAGTCGGCGCACACGTCGCTCCACGGTTTGTGGCCGGACGCCACTTGGTCCAGTTGTTGTTCCATGCGCTTGGTGTAATCGTAGTCAAACAGCTCGGCAAAATGGGCGCACAGGAAGGCGATCACTGTGCGACCGAGGGGTTGAATGACCAGCCGGTTTTTTTCGGCGCCGAATTCGCGCTCTTCCGCTGACTGGCTGAGAACGCCGCCGTCCAGTTCATAATGAATGCCGCGAACGCGCCGCCCGGGCACGTCCTGTTTCGCAACGTAGCCGCGCTCCTGAATTTTGTGCACGAGGCTGGCAAAGGTGGAGGGGCGGCCGATGCCGCGCTCTTCCAGCATGCTGACGAGGGACGCCTCCGAGTAGTGCGACTTCAGGTCGTGCAGGTGCATGCGGGACTGCAGCTTGTTGTATTTTATGCCGGAGTCGGGGACAACGGCCTGCAAAAAAGACCAGCCGTTGGTTGCGTTGTTTTCATCCGTTTTGGCCGGCGAAACGATGCGCCAGCCCGCAAATTCGGTGCGTTCCACCGAGTGCCGGTACTCGCGCTCTTCGGGCGCGGTGATGCAGGAAGTCAGCGTGCTTCCCGTGCACGGCGCCATGCACGTTTCTGCCGAGTGCCGCCAAATCATGCGATACAGGCGCTGCTCTTTTGGGGTGAGCGTGCCGGGCACTTCAAGGCAGTGCAGCGACGTGACGTGCACCGCTTCGTGGGCTTCCTGCGGTTTCACTGCTTCCACGACATCTTCCGCCGGGTCCACGGCAATGACTGCATTCATGGCCGTCGCCTTTTTCTTTTTCACCACAATGCGTTTCTTTTTATCGGGTTTAGGAATAACCGCACCGTCGACCTCCTCCTCCTCCTCCTCCTCTCGCTTGTTGTATTTGTCGCCCCATTTTTCGGCGATGTAGGCGCGGGCGTGCTCCAAGAACGGCGCCGAATACGCGCGGCTGTCGGTGCGCGGATACGTGATGTAGCCGCCCTCGTACAAGTGCTGGCACGCCAGCATGGTGTCGGCGGGTGAAAAGTGCAGCTCGTTGCTGGCCTGCTGCTGCAGCGCGCACGTGGTGAACGGCAGCGGCGCGGCTTTAGAAAACGGGTGCATTTTCGGCGCGCGAATGACGTGCTGAAACTCGGCGGACGCGTGCAAGAATGCGGCGCAGGCTTCGGCGTCATCGTGCCCCTTGATCAGCTCGTACTTCAAATTCAGCTTGGTGAAGTAGCCCACGGTGTCATACACCGCCCGGCCTTGAGCCGCGTCAATGGCGCACTGGTTGTCGTATAGTAGGCGCAGGGCGGGCGTCTGACATCGGCCGGCGGACAGCGCTGAACCCGAACTGACCACGCGAACATGGGACCACAGCGTGGGCGTGATTTTGAACCCGACCAGCATGTCCAGCGCTTGGCGGGCGATTTGCGCGTGCACGGCGTCCATGTTGAGCAGCTGCGGCGACTGAATGGCGCGCTCCAGCGCGGGCTGGGTGATTTCGTTGAACACGACGCGCTTGGTGGTGGCAACGGGGAGGCCGAACAAGCAGCACGCGTGGTACGCAATGCCGGCGCCTTCGCGGTCGTTGTCCGTCATGAGGTACGTTTCCTTGCACTCCGCAACGAGCGCCCGTATTTTGTCAATCTGGGCTTTCTTGGAGTCCACCGCGTGGAACTGGGGCACGGCGGCAAACGCGGTGTCAATGTCGGCCAAGCCGACGAGCTCCCGGAGGTGCCCGAACGTGGCCGCGCACACGTACTTGTCCGCGCCCAAATGGCCCACAATGGTGCTGCATTTGGCGGGAGATTCCACGATGAGCAATATTTTATTTCTGTTTCGGGAGGATGACATTTTACGAATACATACAATGCAATGCATTGTATATTTTATATTGATTTTGCACATATTAGCAAAGTTTTTAATTTGGTGGTGGATGCGTCGCCTTGAACTGCTTCCACGACACCTTTTTTGGAGCGGGCAAAGAAGCCGACGAATCCGAAGAAGCCGAAGACCCCGCATGCTGTTTGTCCAGTTTTTCCGATTTCTTTAGTGCGCTGTCAATGTAAATTTGTTTGAGCAGGCTGCCGACTTCAACCGACGCTTCATGCTGCCCCACTTTGCCGTCTTCAATCATTTTTAGGACGCCCAGCAGTCGCCCTAAAATGTCCAAATCAATTTCATCCTTTTTCACCTTGTTGAAAATGTCGGTGTAGTTGTTGAACAGAAAGGTGCACCGGTTCACGCACATCATGTCAAACTGCTCGGGATTGGTTTTAGCCAAGCGCGCGTAATTGTGTTTCAAATTGATCAGGGTGGCAACATCGGCGTGAATGAGCATGCTGTGCCGCAGTTCGCGTATTTGAGAGGTGTTGTCGGCGGCATCGTTTGCCTGAATCATTTTTTCCAACTGGAGGCGGTCCATGCTGGTCATGCTGTTCATTTTGTAATTGCACAATATATATTATTACAATGCGCCAGTTTTAAATGCTTTTTAAAATATATAGTTCTATATTACATATCATATCGTATCGTGTAAATGACTCCAGCACCAACTGCAACTGCAAATCCATATGCGGCGGTAATTGCCACCCCCACGGTTCATTCTTCAACCGGAGGCACCGCCATGCCTGCAACCGTTTCCACTGTCACGGGTAGCAGCGTGATTGCTGCCGGTCAAGAACGAAGCGCTGCGCACAATGCGGTTGTTTTGGGACAATCGGGCAGAAAAGTGAGTGGAGGGTCCAAGCGCAAGTGCAAGTGCAAGTGCAAGTGCAAGTCCAAGCGCAAGTGCAAGTCCAAGCGCAAGTCCAAGTCCAAGCGCAAGTGCAAGCGGTCCATGTCCAGGCGTGGGGGGTTTCCGAGTGCGAGTCCCACTCCATCGGTTATGCCCGTGCCGCAATTTGCAGGAGCGCATAATGCTGGCGCAAACGCAAACAGCTTGGCTAGCAATCGCGTGTTGACAAATGCTGCAGCGCAGCGCGCATTCGACAACCCGGCTGCTCCTGCATCCTACACCAAGTTGTCATAATGCATCCAACTTCAAAATAAAATTATATTTGGATTTTATAGTGATAAATAAATTAAAATGTCAGGCAATGAAACAGTCGCGCCACCAGTTGCGCCACCAGTCGCGCCACCGGTTGTGTTCAAGTCCAACCCGCCATCCAAAATATCAACGTACGCGCAAGCGCTGTTGATCATAGCGTATTATGTGGGGTTGGACGTTGGGTTGGCCATGCTGATTATGATTAAGCATGTCAAGGACAACTGGCCGGCGTACAAGTGCAGCACCAATTACATGATGACCGCATCGTTTTTTGGGTTCGACGCCGAAACGAACTTTCAGCAGTGCATGCAAACGATGCAGTCGGGGTACATGACGGTGTTGATGGAACCCGCGAATTATTTAATGTCGGCCACCACCAGCACCATTGGCGGCCTGTCGTCCAGCTTGAACGACGTTCGCGGCTTTATGAACGATTTTAGAACGAATTTAACGGGCAGCATCCAAAACATTTTCGGGGTGTTCCTGAACATGCTGACCCAGATTCAAGTCATGGTGATTAAAATCAAGGACATGATGGCCAAAAACATCGGCATCATGACCACGATGATGTACACGCTGGACACCAGCGTGCAAACCATGCAAAACACGTGGGGCGGGCCCATCGGCCAAACGGTGCGCGCCCTTTAGACGCGACACGGTGCGCGCCCTTTAGACGCGACGCGACGCGGAACAGAAAAAACAAATAACGATATTTATTAATAAGAAAATATGGAAGACGCAGCATCCTGGGTGTCGTTTTTATACAAGAACAAAGTGCAGGACGATTACGTGCACGATTTGCTGTGGGCCGTGCTCATCGTTTTTGCATTTTGTTGCGCGAACGCGTATTTAAAAATACGCGCCAACGCGAAAATGATCCGCGTCAATTGGCTTGATTACCGGTGCAATCCCGCATACATTCCGTTTGCGGGAATCATTATGAAACCGGGCGGTTCGTTCCACGATCAAATCCAGTTCACAAACGAAAATTTTGAGTACTGCGTGCAAAACGAGTTGAAGTCCATTTCGTCCACGTTCATGGACCCGCTGTATTACGCGCAATCGGTTGCAATGAGCACGTTGCACGGCATTGCAACCGCGCTGGATGCGATGCGCACGCTGATCAACAGCATACGGGACGCGCTGTCGTCCATCATTGCAGACATAATGGGGCGCGTGCTGAACGTGATGCAGCCGGTGGTCGGCCTCCTATTGAATGCGCGCGACCTGATGGGAAAAATTCAAGGCATCATGACCGCGTCCTTGTACACCCTGTATGGCACGTACGACACCATTCAGTCGGGGTTGAACTCAATTTTTGAAATTATAGTGATCATTTTGATTGCAATGGGTGCGGCGACTGTTTTGCTGTGGTTGATTCCGTTTTTTGGCATTGCCGCTGCAATTGCCATGACGGCCGTATTTGTTGCCATTGCCATTCCAATGGGCATCATTGCGCATTTTTTGGCGGAAACCATGCACATCCAGGGTCTGTCGCTGGTTCCGTCTCCACCTTCTCGTGGTTAAGCCCGCTTTTTATTGCAATAATAAAAAATATTAATATTTTTATTATATATAATCGTCATTTCAACTTATTATCTTATTATTTCTCATGGAATTGAAGATTCTCGGATATCATGCGCGCGTTGAACTCATCGCGCTGTTTGTGGTGATTGGGATCGTTTTAGGATCCCATTTGTTCTGCAGCTGCACCTCTTTTTCCATCGGCGGCATGCCGTCCGACGTGGGCAGCGTGATTAAGGAAGCGTTTACGCAGCAAACCATGCTGGGGTCGGACGATTATGGCGCCCCCCTGAATTACAGCATGGATACCGGCACTCCGAACGGCGGTTGGGAAAACGCGGCTCGCAACTATGCGAAACAGGTGGGCAACCAAGACAACACCAAGTCGGGACAGTATTACAAGGGCGGCCCCATCCCCCTGCCCCCCGGCGAACTCCTCATTTTTGCCCAGAACGAGGTCAAGCCGGAGTGCTGCCCCAGCTACTACTCGTCCAGCACCGGGTGCGTGTGCACCAGTCAAAAGCAGTGGGACTATTTGAACCAGCGCGGCGGAAACCGCACGCTGAACACCGAGTTTTAAACGAAAGCGACTGAATAATAATAATATAGTGAAATTTCATAACGCAACAACACGCAACACGCAACACGCAACACGCAACACGCAACACGCAACACGATCCAATGAGTTCTTCCACCACTTCTGTGGCTCTGTCATCAACGGCGGCTTCGGGGGGAGCAGCCATGTTGTGCGCGCCCGCATTAACGTACCTCGTCATCTCCCTCTTGGCAGTCGTCGTGTCCTGGATTCAAAACGCTGGAAACACTCAAGTGTATTCCGCGGGGCACGTGTCGGCTCCGGTTCAAAACACGACCTACGTGTTCGTTTTGAAAATAATGTGGTTCCTGTTTTGGACCTGGATTTTGAACACGCTGTGCAACAAAGGGTATAAAACCGTGGCATGGGTGCTAGTGGCCATCCCGTTTTTGGTGTTTTTTACGATCATGTTTGGATTGGCAAACATGATGGTGCGCGGTTCGCCGTCACCCGTGGCGCCGTCACCCGTGGCGCCATCCGCGCCTCGTCACCGCCAGGCCGCTACCCAGCAGCCAAACGCAAATGAGTACGTTTATGGTAACAATGGAAACAAGGGAAACAAGGGAAACAATGCCGACAAGGTCGCGTTTTATCCAAACCAAACCAACGCGCAGTATTCCAGTTATGCCAGTTATGACGCCAACTTGGACAACCGCGCCAATTATTTGGATCGCGAGTCCAAGGGGCTGGTTCAGCCACAGCAGCCACAACAACCACAACAGCCGCATCAATAAGTAATTAAAAAACACATAAAATAAAAAATGTTATATTTTTATTTTAATTTGCAAATGCATGACACCAAAGGCACTGCGATGTGCCTTGTGAACCGTGGTTCCCTACTATAAATACAGGTTCATGTTGGGGCGGTCGGAGTCGTTCTTTTTGATGAGCTTGTCCACCACTTCTCGGCTCACACCGTAAGGAAACGACACCTCCAGCGAGGTTTCCTTGTTGTCAAACAGCTGCGTGCCGGGGCGCATGAGCCGGTGCAGGTTCAACTTTGTGTAAACGGTTTCCAAGCAGCGCTTCAAATTGCGCACACCCGCCTCCTTCAGCGTGTGCTGTTCCACCATGTATTCCACGACGGTGTCGGGAATGACGATGTCGCCCTCTACGAACGCAACCTCGGCGCGAATGCGCGGAATCAAGTAGTTCTGCGCAATGAACGTCTTGTCCTTGGTGCTGTAGCCCGTGGTCCGAATCTTGTACATGCGATCCAGCAGCACGGGGTTGACGCGGCTCTCGTCGTTGTAGCTGAAGATGAAGAGGCACTTGCTCAAGTCAAACGCCACCTCCGAAAAGTACTTGTCGTGAAACTGCGAATTCTGCGACGTGTCGGTCAAGTGCGTGAGGATGCCGACGATTTCCTCGCCCTTGGACGTCTCGCTGATCTTGTCCAGCTCGTCAAAGTAGATGACCGGGTTGCTGGATTTGCATCGGATGAGAATGTCCACGATTTTGCCCCACATGCTGCCCTCATACGTGTAGGAGTGCCCCTCCAGGAAGCTGCTGTCGGTGGCGCCTCCCAGCGCAATGAACGCAAAATCGCGCCCCAGAATTTTGCTGATGCCTTCCTTGACCAGCGACGTCTTTCCCGTGCCGGGGGGGCCGTGGATGGCAACGGCGGTGCCGATGGCGGCGGGATTCGCGATCCACTGTCCCACCATCTGCATGATCTGCATTTTGGCGTCGTTGAGGCCGTAGACTGCGGTGTCCAGATGGGTTTTGGCGGCGGTCATGAACTCGTGGCATTTATCCACGCCGTCCGCAATGGTGATGGGGAGATTTTTGTTTCGGTTGAAGGGGATCTGCATGAAGGCATCCACCCAGTTCTTCAACTTGCAGTACTCGCCGCAGCCCGGCTCCATGTATTGCAGCATGCCAACCTTGCGCAGGGCGACGGCCTTCATGTCGCGCGGAATGTCGGACTCCAGCAGTGTCAACTTGTACGGCTTTTCAATTGCAGTCACTTTGGTGACTTCGTTCAATTCGTCAATGAGTGCGCGCTGCTCCTGGATGGTGAGGTGCTTCTTGAAGTAATCCAAGTCGTTCGTGGAACTCTTTCTGCGCAGCAGCTTGCGAAACTTCTTTGAATTTTTGCGTTTCTGCTTGTGCGTAAGTTCGTCCAGTTCCTTCTTGATTTTTTCCTCGGATTCCTTGAGAGTTTTCAGCTGATTCGACACGACGCGGTTTGTTTTGTCCTTGACCAGCATTCCTTCGTAGGTTGCGCGCAACGATTGCATCATGGTCAATTCATCCATGTATTTTTGCTGCAAGGCTTCCAATGCTTCGCAATCCTCTTCTTCGTCTTCATCGTCGGATGACGAAGAATAACTGTCGTCATCCTCATATTCATCGTCGTCCTCGTACTCTTCATCGTCGTCTTCATCGTCGTCTTCATCGTATTCGCTGTCGTCGGGAACGTAGTCTTCGTCGCTGTCGTCGTCGTGGTTCTCGGGTTCGTCGTCGGCATGCGTTGTCTTTTTATTGCCGAAATCTAGACGCCTAGAAATGGCGTCATCCGATCTTTTTGGCTTTGGCTCAACGTGGATGATGATGTTGAAATTCTGTTTCTGTTTTTCAGGGGCGGCTGGTGCCTTTTTTGTAGCCTTTGATGATGGCACTGGGGTTGATGGCGCTGGGGTTGATGGCGCGGTTGCATTTGCCTTTATGGCCGTGGCTGTGGATGTGGATGTGGCTGTGGGTGTGGCTGTGGCTGTGGCTGTGGTTGCCTTTGCTGCATTTGCCTTTGTTGATGTTGTTGCCGGTGGTGGCAATATTGGGGAGTCCGTTCCCGAGAATGCATTTTCAAGGATTGCGTTCACGATTGCATCATCGGGATTGGATCCATTTTGAATGTTTGTCGTAGACGTAGACGCGGCAGCAGATGCAAGCCGTTTCAGTTTTTCGGTCATGTAAGTTGAAGGGAACAAATCAGACAACAGACGATTCACTTCCAAACGGTCATATGAGTTGTCCTTCTCTGCCTTCTCTGCCTTCTCTGCTGTTTTTTTAGATTTGGTTTTTGGTTCTTTTTGAAGTTTGGTTGATGACACCGGTTCGGTGGGTACCACTGGTTCGGTGGTTACCACTGGTTCGGTGGTTACCACTGGTTCGGTTGTTGGCGCAATGGAAGCGTCATCAAGGTCATTGTCGGTGGTGGCATCGCTGTCGGGTGACGGGGGTTGGGGCGGTGCATTGGGATCCGGACCGAAACTGCCGTTCTTGTAAACGCGGGCAGCATCTTCTTGTTTCTTTGATTTGGTAACTCGCTTCTTCGGCACGGTTGAAATGTAGACGGGCATGGCTTCTTTGTTCTTTGTAAGTAATCAGTGCATTGTGTTTATATTTCAATTTTTGTTTTCAATTTTTTCATAAATCAATTATTAAATCATACGCTCAAATCATACGCTCAAATCATACGCTCTGGCGGGTTTTAATAAAAATTGATTGCAAAAACAATCTAAATATTATTTAGTAAGTATAAGGAGGATTCTATCATTTTTAAGACACACACACGCCACACACGCTCAACGTAACAATGGCGTCCTCATCCTCAATCAAACCCCGAGTATCCAAAATCGTTGGCATTCAATTTAGTATGCTGTCCCCCGAAGAAATCAGAAAAGGATCGGTCACGGAAATTACGAGTCGCGACACGTATGTGGGGAACAAGCCCGTCATCGGCGGATTGTTTTGCCCGTACATGGGCGTGTCCGAGCCGGGCATGCTTTGTCCCACCGATGGGCTGGACTACATGACCACGCCCGGGTATTTCGGCCGCATTGAATTGGCCGCCCCGGTGTTTTATTACCAGCATTTGGCCACCGTGCACAAGATTCTGCGATGCGTTTGCATCAAATGCAGCCGACTGCTCATCAGCAAGGATGCGCACAAGCAAGCGCTGAAAATGCTGCCGGATGAGCGCTGGTCGTACGTGTTCGGCGTGGCGAGCAAGATCAAGCGCTGCGGCGACGACAATGAAGACGGCTGCGGCTGTCTCATGCCCAAAAAAATAAAGAAGGAAAATTTGGCCACGCTGATCGCCGAGTGGGAAAGCGACGGCATCAAGGGCATATCCGAGGAAGACGCCAAAAAAATGAACATGCTGCTCACCCCGGACATTGTGCTCAAAATCTTTCGCAGAATCAGCGACGACGACGTGTCGTTCATGGGGTTCAGTCCCGCGTTTTCGCGTCCGGACTGGATGATTTGCCAGGTGTTGGCGGTTCCCCCGCCGGCGGTGCGCCCTTCCATCAAAATGGACGGCCAGCAGCGCAGCGAGGACGACCTCACGCACATCATCGTCAACATCGTCAAGGCAAACAAGACGCTGCAGGAGAAAATACGCGACGGCGCGCAGGCCAACATCATCGCCGACTGGCACACGGTCCTGCAGTACTACTGCGCCACGCTGGTGGACAACAACATTCCGGGCGCGGCACCCGTGGCGCAGCGTTCCGGCCGCCCGCTCAAATCCATCAAGGAGCGCTTGAACGGCAAGGGCGGTCGCGTGCGCGGCAACCTCATGGGCAAGCGCGTGGACTTTTCGGCGCGTTCCGTCATCACGCCCGACCCCAACCTGTCCATTCGGGAGCTCGGCGTGCCGCTCAAGATTGCGAAGAACATCACGAAGCCGGTGGTGGTGAACGACATGAACCGCCGCTTTTTAACCAAACTGGTGCGCAACGGGCCGGAGGAGTACCCGGGCGCGAAGATTCTGGAGCGCAAGGGCGGCGAGAACATTTCGCTGCGATACGCCGACCGCGATAACATCGTGCTTTACAACGGCGACATTGTGCACCGCCACATGATGGACGGCGACGGCGTGCTGTTCAACCGTCAGCCCACGCTGCACCGCATGAGTATGATGTGTCACATTGCGCGCATCATGCGCCAGGGCGACACGTTCCGCATGAACGTCGGCGACACCAAGCCGTACAATGCCGATTTTGACGGCGACGAAATGAACATGCACATGCCGCAGGATGAGGAAGCCGAGGCGGAGCTGAAGAACCTGGCAGCCGTGCCGTACCAAATCATCAGTCCGGCGAAAAATCAGTCCATCATCGGCATCTTCCAGGACTCGCTGCTCGGTTCCTATCGGTTGACCCGCCCGGGCGTGTCGTTTACGCCGCGCGATGCCATGAACCTGCTCATGGCGTACGGCGGCGTCAACGAGGGACTATTCGCTTCTCACGCGGAGCGCATCACCAGTTTCCAAATCCTGTCGCAGATCATGCCCGCATTCACCATGAAATACAAGACCAAGGGCTTCGGCGAAAACGACGACTTTGCGACGTCGCCCGGCGTGCTGGAGATCATGGACGGCAAGTATTTGCGCGGGCAGCTGGACAAGGACGTGCTCGGCGGGGGCAGCAACGGCCTCATCACGCGCACCTGCAACGACTTCGGCAACATGGCGGCGTCCGACTTCATTGACAACCTGCAGAACATTGTCACGGAGTACATGAAGGGCAGCGCTTATAGCGTCGGCATCAGCGACCTCATTGCCAATCGCAGCACGAACGAGCAAATTGCGCAGTCCATCACGGCGAAAAAGAAGGAGGTGAAGAACTTGATTGATCAGACGTATCTCGGCATCTTTGAGAACGCGACGGGCAACACCAACGAGGACGAGTTTGAGTTCCAGGTCACCAACATTTTGAACAAGGCCACAAACGACTCGGGCAAAATCGGGTTGAAGAGCTTGGACAAGGACAACCGCTTCGTGACCATGGTCAAGGCGGGTTCCAAGGGCAGCGATTTGAACATTTCGCAGATGATTGCGTGCCTCGGGCAGCAGCTCATTGACGGCAAGCGCATCCCCTACGGGTTTGAGAACCGCACGCTGCCGCACTTCACGAAATACGACGACTCCCCGGGCGCGCGCGGCTTCGTGGAGAACTCCTTCATTTCGGGGCTCACGCCGGAGGAGCTCTTCTTCCACGCCATGGGTGGTCGCGTGGGTCTCATTGACACCGCGGTCAAATCCGTGACATGGGAAACCCCCGTGGTCGTCGTTGAAAACGATGAGCCCAAGTATGTCAAAATTGGCGAATGGATTGATGCGCACATTTCGTCGTCCTCATCAGTGCAGCGCATGACGGAGCAAAACATGGAATATTTGGAGCTGGATCATCCCGTCAAGATCGTCACAATGGACTACGACGGCCACGTGTCTTGGGAAACCGTGAGCGCAGTCACGAGACACGACCCTGGAGAAAAATTGTACAAGATCACGACTCATGCTGGGCGCTATGTCACCGTCACCGCCAACAAATCACTGCTGGTTTGGAATGCGGAACTGGGTGAGTTTCGCGAGAAATACACGGACGAAATCAAGGTTGGCGATTTCGTGCCAGTGGCAAAGCATGTTTGCAATTACCGTGCAGATGAAGATTCAGAGGCTGAATTTGAACGCGGCAAAGATGCTGCCAGTTCCATTGAAAAACATATTCCAGCGGAATCGTATGTCGCAGGAAAGGAATACATCAAGGGTCTCATTGGGTCGTACTTTTCAAAACATGCGTTTGTTTCATCTGCATTATCCACCATTGAATTCACGTTTGGCGAACATCGCCTCGTGGAAGACTTTGCGTTTCTCTGTTCTCGTTTAGGCATTCACGCAGAGATTTCCATCGTGGGTGATCAACCTGGTTGCGCTGGCTGGTATTCACAACTCACGATTCGTGGTCAAAATGCAAGCCAATTTGCACAGCAAATTACCTTTGACGATGCAGAGAAGGACCAGGTTTTGAAATCCATCACAACATGGACGGATGATGGTCGTGATGGTCAAAGTGTTCTCAACGACGTGATTCTGGATGCAATTGTCAGCATTGAATACGTTGACCCCGTGAATCACCCCAAGATGTATGATTTGACCATTCCCACCACGCTCAACTTTGGCTTGGCGAATGGACTCCAAGTGCGCGACACTTCTTCCACTGGATATATCCAGCGCCGACTCATCAAGGGCATGGAGGATTTGAAGATTGAGTACGACATGACGGTGCGCAACAACAAGGGCCGCGTCGTTCAGTTCAGCTACGGCGAGGACGGCATTGACCCCGTGAAAGTGGAGAGCCAGATCGTGCCGCTGGTGAACCTGGGTCTGGACGAGATTTACGCGCACTACCACATGCCGAGCAGCGACCCGAAGGACGTGGTGTTCACGGCGGCATTCACCAAGGGCGTCATTTCGCGCATGAAGAAGCAGAAGGACGAGAATGACGCCAAGTGCAAGGAGTGGATTGACTTCATGATTGAGGAGCGCGAAAAGGTGATTCAGCGCGTGTTCCGCAACAAGAACAACGACCGCGTCTATCTGCCAGTGGCATTCGCCCACACCATCAACAATGTCAAGGGCCTGCAGCAAATCAACAACAACTCCATCGTGGACATCACGCCGCTTGAAGCGTTTGCCATGATTGAGGCGGCCTACAAGCGCCTGGAAAGCATGCACTATTGCGCGCCCACCCAGCTGTTCAAGGTCATGTTCTTCTACTACCTGTCGCCGAAGGACCTGCTCATGGTGAAGCGCTTCAACAAGAAGGCGCTGACCGTGCTGCTGGAAATGATCGTGCTGAAATACAAGAACTCGCTCATCGCGCCAGGCGAAATGGTGGGCATGATCAGCGCCCAGAGCATTGGTGAGCCCACAACGCAGCTCACCTTAAACACATTTCACACAGCGGGCAGCGGTGTTGCCATGAAGGCGAACGTGACGCGCGGTGTGCCCCGCATTGAGGAGTTGTTGTCCATCACCGAGAACCCGAAGAACTCGTCGCTCACCATTTGCCTGAAGAAGGACGAGGAGACGGATTGCGAGCGCGCCAAGGAGCTGATTGCGCAGATTGAGCTCACGCAGCTGAGCGAGCTGGTGGAAAGCGTGTCCATTTGCTTTGACCCCGACGACTTGAACACGCTGATTCAGGAGGACCGCAGCACGATGTTGCAGTATTACGAGTACCAGCGCATGCTGAACGAGTGCGCGGGCATTCCTGAGGCCGACGATGCCGACGCGAATGATTCGGGGCGTTCCAAGTGGATCATCCGCATGGTGATGAGCCGCGAGGCCATGTTGGACAAGCGCATCACCATGGACGACGTGCACTTTGCGATCAAGAACAGCCACGGCGACGACGTGAGCTGCATATACGCCGACTACAACGCCGACAAGCTGGTGTTCCGTCTGCGCATGAACAACATCAACGGCAAGAAGCCGCTGAAGCCGAAGGAGAACCCGCTGGATCAGTCGGACAAGATTTACTTGCTGAAGGCGTTCCAGGACCAGCTGCTGAACAACATTGTGCTGCGCGGCCTGAAAAACATCAGCAAGGTCACGCTGCGCAAGCTCATGGACACGTTGCACAAGGAGGACGGCGCGTACGTGAAGAAGGAGACGTGGGTTCTAGACACGAAGGGAACCAACTTGATGGACGTGCTGGCGCTGGACTACATTGACGTCAGTCGCACGATCAGCGACGACATTCAGGAGATTCGCAGCGTGCTGGGTATTGAGGCCGCGCGCGAGGCGCTGCTGACCGAGATGACGGGCGTGTTTGAGAACGACGGCACGTACATCAATTACCATCACCTGAGCCTGCTGTGCGACCGCATGACGGCGAGTGCCGGCATGGTGTCCATTTTCCGGCACGGCATCAACAACGACAACATTGGCCCCATTGCCAAGGCGTCGTTTGAGGAGACGCCGGAGATGTTCTTGAAGGCCGCGCGCCATGCGGAGCTGGATCAAATGCGCGGCATTTCGGCCAACGTCATGTGCGGTCAGGAGGGGTACTATGGCACCAGCAGCTTCCAGGTCATGCTGGATCTGCCGCAGATGATTGCCAAGATGGAGGACGTGGCGTTCCAGGCGAAGAACGAGCAGGCGGAGATTGCGGAGGCCATGGGTGCGGCTGCCATGGACACGAGCGCGTGCGCGTTTGATAATCTGACCATTGAGTCCAATGTGGGCAGCATCCAGAAGGCGGATCTGGGTCATGGCGCGGACAACTACAACGTCGGGTTTTAAGATGCATTGCGGTATTGTATTATTGCATTGCACGTTATTGCATTACACGCATTGTAAAATCATTTTAGTATAAAATATTTTTATACTCAAATTAAGTATATAACCATTTGCTTGTATTGTTTTTGATGGATAGCATTAACAGCAAACTGGCGGGCCTGTCTCTCAAAATGATTGTGCGGCATATAATGAACCAGCGCAAGGCCATTTTTAGGGGAGAATATGACGCCGAGTATCCGCATCTAGTGGAAGCATTCAACCGTTTGAGGAGTGATGCCGGTGATTTGAATGATGACCTAACCGAAGACCTGGCGGATATTATTAATGACGGAATTTGTGAACTTGCTAGACGATTCGGCGACGGCTTTCCCATCCAACCCGCATCAATGAACTTGTTAATCCTCGCGATTCGTGCATACAATGCCACGCCCAATGCGCCATTCAAGATCAATGATGAAATGGTGTGCCAAAACGTAACGACGGATGGCCTGTTATTTTTGTCGAATGTAATTCTGAAAAGGATTGAGGAACAAGAGCTTTTTTCTTTGCAACAACCGCCGTGGCAACTGGCGGCGGCAAGACACGTGCCGTCGTCGCCAAGACCATCGTCTCCCGATATGAAACGTGCGCCTCGCATTTTTATTATCCACGCACACGGAATGATTCCAGTGGTGCAAGGTGAAGGCGATGACCCTGCCCTCCCAGTATTCGAGCATCAAGTGATGGGGTATCCACTCGGCCCATCCGGAGAGGCGGTGAGCTCCCGCAGTTATCGGAGAAACCGCGTCATCACAAAGACGTCCAAGGTTGACACGTTTACGTCCGCCAAGTTCGGAAAACCGATGTGGTTGACAGTAACGGATGACCCGCCCCAAGTGATGCTCGTGAATGCGCTGACGACTCTTCTGCAATCCCCGCAGCCACCTAAAACAAAGAACGCCTTCCGACAAGTAATTAAACGGGCGCTTTGCGAGACGCGAGCGGCGGTTGTTCCAGCAAGTGAACAACACGACTGCCGGTTTCGTTGCCATCGGGTTGGAAAAAAAATTGCAGACGTAACGTTATTTTGCGAAGGGGCGGCATTTGTTGAAGGAATTGCGAGGTTTGATGCGCAAACTGGCGAGGTGGACTACATTACAGAAGAGTTTGGCCTGGTGGATAAACGAAGCCTCGGTAAGCCCGTTGAAGAATATGAAAAGTTTAAGAAATGGAATCATGACCAAATTGATGCGATTGTAAAAGCAAAAACAAAGGCCGAACAAGAGCTCGCAGAACTGCGTGCGAACCCGGCAAACTTTAAAAGAAAAGGGTTCATAATGCATTCGCTCAGGGAGACTATTAAAAATTATGAGACCACGTTACGAGGCATGGATCGTTATTCGCATTTTGAATTTTCGGATGAACGCGGCAGTGACAAAATACGGCTATCTCGTCTTATTAAGATTGGAATTGACCGCAAATTAATTGACCCAGAAACCGATTTTGTGGTGGTTCTGTCGTGCAGAGTTCCCGACGAAATCCTGCCGCTCGGAGCGAAGAGCCCGGGCAACAGCAGCGACAGCGAACGCAGCGTGGGTGGCACAAAAAGAAGCAAGCAACGGGCTAGAAGCAAAACATGCAAACGCCGCCGCAATTCATGCAACAAATATTCATGCAACAATAAATAATATTTGCAATATGATATAAATGCAAATATAAACGCGTCATGGACAAACAAAAAAAGGCGCTACTATCCCGAGAGATAGATGGAATCATTATTGAGTGCGCATTGAATCCGCAAAGGTGCAGCGAAGCCGGGTTGATGCCTTTAGCAATTGATTTTGCAATCCAGTTTCGCTGTCCGTATCAACTTTCCGGAATTCACATGCGGTCGCTTGAAACCGACGCCGAACGTACAACTGCGCTAAGATTGGAAGCAAAGGTGAACGGCGCGATCCGCATGACGATGCGAACCATGAGTTCCGGTTTAACTGGAATGAGCCAGCTCGCCGTGATGAAATTCACGGATCAACCGAAACCGATTCCAAGACGTTTAGTGCGCACGTGCGATTGCACCGCATCGCGCCGATCGCCTCGGTGCAAGATGCCGGTTGAATTGTGCAAACACACGGCGTTTGAATTGGCGAACGTGGTTCCGCGGCATTCGGCGCAGTCACCGAAGGCGCAGTCACCGAAGGCGCAGTCACCGAAGGCGCAGTCACCGAAGGCGCAGTCACCGCCGAAAACATCTAGGTCACCACCGAAACCATCTAGGTCACCACCGAAACCATCTAGGTCACCGAAGGCGGGAGGAACCCGTAAAACACAAAGGCGTTTTCGTAGATGAAGCGCATCATTGAACCCGATTCAAAAAATGACGTATTCATTTTTTAAATTTTGGGCTGAAGCACACGGGTATGAATTATGAATTTTTCATTCATCCGCAGCATCCTTTAGTGCAATCCGCTTTTTAACAAGTGGCACGTATTCCGCGACAAATTGTGCGACCGAACCCACACCAACGACAAGTTGGCGCATGATGTCGGCCACAAAGCCGGCCGACTGGGTGCATTGACTGAGGGGGAACTTCATGTTGGTTGCGTGCGTGCGAACAATGCTGTAATTGGGGGCAACATCTCGGGTGCGTCCGGTTGACATGACGTAATAAAACGCGGCATTTGTCTCATTTGTGTCGTCGTCGGTGGGCGCATGATACAGCACCAGCGCGGGCTGTTGATTTTCAACCAAGGGGTGTTGCACGTGCCCGGCAAACAGCACGACCGGGATGCGAAAATGCTGTGCCAGAAGCCACATGTCCAAGTGCGTCATGTAATGAAACGAGTTCACGATGAAGTCTTGCACATTGGTGGCCAGCACTCGGCGGTTGGCGGTCAAGTGTTTGTAATAATTCATCAGCTGCACCTTGTGCGTGCGCGCGAGCTCGGCGTATTTGCCCACCAGAATGTCTTTTAATTCGCGCACATCCACGTCGTGATAGTCGGCGCGCTCCTCTTTCATGATGGCGAGGAAGGCTTCAAACGTGCACTCCCCCCCTCCGGCATTGTCAAACGCGAGCAATTGCATCGTTTTGGGGAAATAATGCGATGCGGCGCCTGTCAGCGGTTTAAGGGCAAACGGTTTGCACACGGCACCAGCACCAACCGCAACAGCAGCGGGAGATTCGGGCCGCATTTCACCAACTGCGGCGCCAACAACCGCGGCGCCAACAACCGCGGCGCCAACACCAACATAGTTGCTGGACGGCACTTCGCCCGGATTCAGGCCGGGGTTTGCAGTTGTGAACGAGTTGTATCGCGCAAAGGACCCAGCTCCGAGTGGCGCCAGGTGTTCAAAATGGGGCTCCAACTGCGAATGCAACAAAATGATTTCATTGGAATGCAACTCATATGCAACCGGAGTGAGCGAGGAGAACGAGGACGCGGACGACAGAATGAACCGCCGAATGCGCGTGTATCGCACCAGTTCGTCGGCCAATTTGCCGTAATAAAATGTGCGGTTGTCTATTCCGTTGATCAAGTTTTTGTGCGGCAAAAATATGATGCATTCCTTTGCGTCTGCGTTGACCGCGCGCATGCACGTGTTTGGGCCATACTCAATGCGATTCTCGGCCGAAAGGCACTGCATGAATTCGGCGGACTTGGATTTGAACGCGTTCAGGACGGCGTCCGACATTTGCGTGAATTGGATGGACGGGTCCCCCATCTCTCTGCAGATCCGCATGATTTCGCGAAGCTTGTCTTGGTGGGTCCCATCATTGTGCGCGACAATGTCTTCCAACTGTTTCTTTCGGTGCATGTTCTTTATTTTGTTGATCATGATGCGCATGGAATTGCGAAACAGCGAGTACAGTTCGGTTTCCAGCTGAATGCGTCGCACGTATTTCACCCGCTCGGCGTCTTCTTTGGACCCCGCCGTTTGCACTTCCGCGTCGGCGGCATTGGGGTTGGTCGTGTTGTATTCGGTGAACACTTCGCCGGGAACACGCGGCAGTTCCGTTTTTGGAATGTACGGCCGAATTTCCACGAACTGGTTGGTTTCCGTCATGACGCCAATGAGAAGGCCGTCGTCAATGACGTTGATGCGCGGCAGGCACGGAATTCGGGTCTTGGTTTCTTTGCTCACAAACGCGAGGAACCGCATCGTGTCCTCGTACGAGCTCCAAATGTCGGGATCGTCCATCATGACCAGGTCCGTGAGCTGCGGGTCCAACGGCGATGCCGCCGTCATCACGATGCCCGAGTGCAATCCGGCGGAGTCCCGTTTTTCAACTTCCAGTCCAATGACCTTGGAATCGTAATTCAGCACCAGCCGATTGACCGTAAATTTGTCCTTCTTTAAAATGGAAATGGCGTCCTCGGCCGAAATGTTGTATTTGAAGGTGTACGGTTTAACGGTTGGAACCTTGATCGGAGCACATCCCGGCAGAATTTGGTCTCGGATGAGCTCAATCATGACTTTCAGGTTGGGCATGAGCGTGGCGGCATTCAGCAAGCTGAACGTTTTTTTGATGTCGGATTTTTTGGCATTGTCATTGTCCGTGAATTGATATATGGGTTCGTAGTAGTTGTATTGTTTGATCAGTATGACGGTTGGTTTGTGCGTATTGAACTGGTTGTTGGAATAGTGATTGGACGGACACACAATGTTGAGCGCGTCGCTGTTGTCGTCCTTGGGAATTTCCAGAATGACGAGGTTGAACCCGATGTTGCGCGCGAATTGTGCAACTTGTTCTTTGCTGATGACCCCTTTTTCTTGTGCCTTTTCAAACCGCTGTTGCTGCGTGTTGAATATGGCGGGGTTGAACGTGGTGAAAATGTCCCACATGTAGGTGTGGTCAATGACGGCGTCGTTGCTTGCAATGAACCGCCGGAAATTTTCGTACGCATTGATGGTGTTGCTCATCGCCGCCCTCTGCGCCGCCGCGCCCTTGCCCTTCATGTTTGCGGTCATTTTTGAGACGTAGTTGCTGCTCTTGTGCGTGGACGCGGACGCGTGGACTTCCTTCTCCTGGCCGGGGGCGGGTTTGAACGCGTCAATTAGCGCGCCGTTTTGGTACGTTAGAAACGAGTCCAGCGTGATGCCGTCCAAAATAATTTGTTTCATTTCGGGAATGGTTTTGGGACGGTCGTCTTGTCGCATGGCGGCCATGCACGCAATGAACGACTGCCGTTCGCTTAGACTCCCCCCGTCCTGCACCCCGTGCCGCAGCAAGCACGCCACGTTCTTCTTCAATGTTTTGTTGGTTTGACTCACTTGGCACGTGCTGTTGTCGTAGTTTAAAAATCGTTGCACGGGCTGGGGCAAATACCCGCGCCGACCCAGCGGAATCGGAAATTTGTCCGGACCCACGATGTAATCGTCCATGCCCTTTTGGGGCGGGGCTGCTGCTGCGACTGGTGCGACTGGTGCCATTGCTGCGACTGGTGCGACTGGTGCCATTGCGACGTCTTGCGCTACGTCTTGCGCTACGTCTTGCGCTACGTCTTGCGCTACGTCTTGCGCTTGTCCGACGGATGCCTTTGCCGTGCGCAGTTTGTCTTCACACACTTTTAAATCGGCAAACTGTTGTTTTTTTTTAAAGCAGCAAGGGACGCAGAGGCCATTGGGGTGCACGCTGGCATTCAAAAATCCGGGGTAATGTGGAATGTACCCTTTGGCGCCCATGTGCTCCTTGCCGTAGTCGTTGAATTCAAAAATGTATTTATCAAGCGTGACTTCCTTATCTTTTTTGCCGATGACGTGCCGTTCCAAGCGCTTGTCGTTCACTTCTTGCTCCGTCATGGGTCGCCGGTCTTTAAAGCTCCAGTATCTCGGGCACATGTAATAGTACTTGTTGTTGGGGTCGGAACCGTATTCCAGCGCGTCCTTCAGAAGCGGACGCGTTTCCGGGTCGGCGTGCAACTCGTCGTATTCCCGTTTGGACAGCACCACCGGCTGCCGCTTGATGTTGGACTGGCAGTTCGTGGAATACGTGTCATAATTCCCCGTTTTTTTAGAGAGAAACAGGATGGGCTCGCTTTTTTGCAGCTTGTGCTCAAACGGGTTCGGATTTTTCAAGGACTGGGGCGCATAAGAACCAGACTCGGGCTCGGACTCGGACTCGGACTCGGACTCGGACTCGGATTCGGACATAACATCGGCGGCACCAGTCTTTTTGGGAGCACCAGTCTTTTTGGGAGCACCCGTTTTTTTGGGAGCGCCACCTATTTTACCGACGGCTTCTTCACCTTCGCCTTCTTCGCCTTCGTCGCCTTCTTCGTCTTCTTCCATCATGAGATCCATCATGCCGAGCACGTCCGCTTCGGACACGTCTTCCAATGCACCCCCCGCCCCCTCGGCTTCGCGTTCCAGCGCTCGTTCCAGTGCGATGCGGTCGTCAAACGACAGGTCGGCCACAAATGCGGGAACGTCGCCCCCTTCATTCCCTTCATTCACCTCTTTCACTTCGGTCACCTTGCGTCCGGAACGCTTGGAGCACAAATTTTCCAGGATGGACATCGGCACGCGGGTGGTTCGTTTGTTTTTTTCATACGCGGCAATCCGCAAAACGGCATCCAAATAAATCTCCAGCAGGCGGATGTACCTCACGCTGGTGATGTCGCTGATTTCAATGTGCAGTTCCGTGTTTTCACGGCGCACAACGGTTAAAAATCCGGGTTGCTTGATGCGCGTCCGGCTGCGTCGGTGCGCGCTCTCCATGACTTGCTCCGCCAAGCGATAATCCGCAATGCGCTGCATGGCCGCTTCGTCGGTCTTGACCAGCCGGTTTTTGACGAGCCCGGCCACAATGCTGCCCACCGTGGCGTCTTTGCGCATGCGTTCCGCGATGTACGCTTCCGCCCCGAAGCGCTCGTCGTAATTGGAGACGCGCTTGTAGCGCATGCTGATTTCGCCGTCGGTTTCGTTAATCACCGTGAACACGGCCGACACGCACCCCATGATGCCCTGCGCCCGTATCATCGGCGTGTCCGTCAAATACGAGGAGTACCCAATGTCCACAATTTCCACCGTCGGCACGGCAATGCTGCAGAACCGGTCAATGCTGTTGCCGCCGGTGCTCTGCAGAAACCGGCGTGTTTCGTCCAAAAGGGGGTTCAAGCACGCGCGCAGCACGCGGTTGGCGTCGTTGTCGTAATCATTTTCGGCGTCCCCGTACGGCACCGCCCGGCGAAAATGCGCCTTCACGTGCACGTTGGCTTCCGCGTCAAATTCGCACACCACTTCGCACACGAAGCCGTCGTCCAGCCGGTGTTCCATGTAGGCCGCCACCCGCCGGCGCTTGCCGATCTCGCCGTCCAAACGCACAATCTTGGCCTTGGTCAGCGCCGGAACGCGGCGCCCGTTTTTATCAACGTTGGGAGCGTACAAGCGGTACACCCTTTCCCGCTGCCCGTGCGGGTTGTATTTGATGAGCGGGGTTTGCTGCGCGCTGTGCAGCACTTTGAACAGGCTGTCAAGCGGCATGGTGAATCGGGACACGGGGCGCATGATGAAGTGCACCGATTTGATTCCGCGCTCGGCGTACCGCAGTTCGGCGGGGGTTTGCCGTTCATTGTGCACCCGATACAGCACGTCAACCGCTTCGTTGTGCTGAACGAACGCCGCGTCAATGTGCGGGCGCGTCTCCTCCAGCAGTTCCTGCCGGCGTTCGGCCAGCTGTTTAAGCGACGCAATGCCCCGTTCGTGCAAATACGGGTAATACAGCTTGATCTTGGTGGCGTCGGTGTCCTCCGCGTCGGCGTCACCCGACAAAACGTCCTCCGCGCAGCACACGTGGATTTGCAGTGCCGTGGCCCCGTATTCCAGCAGCACGGTTTTGTTATTGGTTTTCACTAAATCCGGGTGCGCCTTTTTCAGAAAGGGGTCCCGCATTTTTTGGAACGGATCGGCAGGCAAGGGGTAGTCGTACTGCAGCGTTTCCCCCAGCGGCACGCACATGTGCAGGTCTTCCTCGTTCTGCTGAATGGCCAGCATAAATTCGGACAGCTCGTCGGTGGTGTAGGTGTCCTTGTCCGAATGGGACCCCCCAATGCTTGCGCACAGCTGTTCGGCGAGGTGCGGGCTGTTCAAATTTTGGCACAGGGTGATGAGCCGGTCGCGCGAGATGGGGAACCGGCGTCCGCACGTTAAAATGTTAATCGTGCGCTCCACCGTCAAAAACGGCTGCACGTTGGCATACAGATAGAGCTCGTCGTACGACACGGACGGCAGTTCCACCAGCAATTTGCGCTTAATGGTTTCTATGGTGTCGTCGGGGTGGATGCGCTGGCTGGAGTACTTGACACCGTTGACCCCCCCAACGGATCCGGCTTCTGCGGGTCCAAACACGATGGTTTGATTTTGCCCCTCAATTGTTGCAACGTACACCGGGTCCATGTTCAGCACAAATTGTGTAATTATATAATTATTGATATTATATAATGTGTGCAATGGTGGCATTAAATGATTTTTGATGATTTTAAATATAAACAATTTTCCACAAATGAATTCAAGCCGGAATCCCATGATTGCGTTCAAACTGATTGCGGCCGTGTGCTCGGATGGCGGCATTGGCTGCAACGGCCAGCTGCCGTGGCCGCACTGCAAGGCCGACATGGCCCATTTTGCCAAGCGAACAACGGGTGCGGGCAACAACGCGGTCGTCATGGGCAAAAAAACGTGGGACAGCATCCCGGCGCGCCCTTTGCGCCGACGCGCCAACTTGATTCTCTCGTCTCAACCCCATCCAACCCATCCAACCCATCCAGAACCGGAACACTGGTTTAGAACCGTGCCGGACTTGTTCGCGCATTTAGAAGCCGCCAAATACGACGAGGTGTGGATCATCGGCGGCGCCAGCATTTACGAGCAGTTTTTGGCCATGCATGCAATCGGCGAAATCAACATTGATGAAATGTGTGTTACCACGATGGAAGGCGCATACGAATGCGACACGTTTTTCCCATTAATGCACCCAAGATTAAAATAAATTAATATATGCATGCATGATGACGATGAAAACAAAACGAACCCGTCTCCATAGGTGTGCGGAACAGATGAACGCGCTCTCACACGACGACCCTGACGCATTTGACCGTCTATACAAAGTAAACCCGACCAATAATGGCGGCATGCTGTTGTTGGCCAACCGACACACCGGTAAATACGTGCAAAAGTGTTTTCTCGTTCGATAACGCAATGGGTTAATTTCATACAATAATAGTGTGCAATTAACATAACCACAAAAATCATATGACCAACATATTCCAGCATGCGATCGGCCTGGCGTCATTCGCGTACGCCATGACGCTGCTCATCTCGTACATGATCCTGATGGCGTGCACTCTCGCGGCGTGCAACCTTTTGAGCACGGTGCTGTCCGACAAAATGGTGCACATTGTAAAACGCGTTACATCTTCTTGTGTAAATCGCGGGTTCCTGTATTTTGCGCTGCAGCCCTCTTGCGAGTATTTGAACGACACGCGCGACAACCTGCGCCACTACAAAAACAAGACCATTAAATCGGTTCGCCTGTACTACCGCCGGGTTCCCAAAAAGCTTCTGAACGTGTATAATAAAATATCTCTGTGTCGGATGGACCATTTGATCAGTGAAATGATGACGGAATACGTGAAATCGGAGCATTGCACTGGGTCCATGACCGACTATTTGCGCGCGAACGCAGAAGCGCTGCCGTTTCATTGCGGGCTCATATTTGAAATGGAGGACGGGGTGCACTTGATGCTGGACAAGACGTCCACCATAACGCTGTTGAAAATGAAGGAGCCGCACATCAAAAACGCGGTAATTAAGGACATTTCTCTCAAAAACAAAGATGCAAAAATGACTTTAGGCGCTTTTCTGGATGCGGGGAAGCGGCGCGTCAAGGACGAGCACTGGTTTCAGTGGGACTTTAAGCACCATTGCTTTTACGTGACCAAGCGGCTTTTAGTCAAGAATGGGCTGTATTCCGAGGACGAGCACGAAATGACGCGATACTACACGCAAATGCAACGCATGCACGACGCATCCAAAACATTTAGCTACTCCAAAAACTTGGAACTGTTTGTGCAGCTGCAGGCGCGCACCGTGGCGTGCAACCTCGGATTCGTTAATAAAATAAATCGCATTCTCATGTATTCCTTCAACTGAAATTGCAAAAAAATTAAATTATCTAACCTTACATTAAACGATCCATGCTTAAAGGGTTATTTGGTAAGAAGTCTGCTGCAACTACTGCAACTGCTGCAACTGCTGCAACTGCTGCAACTGCTGCAACTGCTGCAACTGCTGCAACTGCTGCAACTGCTGCGCCCGTAACTGCGGCACCTGTAACTGCGGCACCTGTAGCTGCAACTGCTGCGCCCGTAACTGCTGCGCCTTCAACTACGGCACCCGTAACTGCTGCGCCTTCAACTACGGCACCCGTAACTGCTGCGCCTTCAACTGCTGCACCTTCAACAACTGGTACAACGATCAAGGATGTAACACTGCGACCGGTTGTGTTCGGCATAATAAAGGAGCTAACAATGAATCCAACTCTAACCGGAAAAGGAAAGGTCATATCAACCCAAGTTTCTCAGGACCAATTCAATGATTATACCCACGTGTTGAAAATAATGGCTCAACTTGCTCGCATTGTGTATTGTGATTTAAGCGTGATAGGCGAGGTTGTGACGGGGGATAAATTTGGAAAAGATTTTAATCCTGCAGTAAACCAAGAAATCACACGACTAGACAAGGAGTATTCTAATATGAATGGTGTGAATATGAGAAAAACTCCATATAATCCAGCCCTAAATGAAGGTCGTCCAATGCAATCATATGCAACTCCCGCGTGCACCACAACTCCGCAACCCGCCGGCTCCGAAATTTTGACATATGTGTCATCTCCAAGCGATGTTACGTTTCTCATTATAGGTGGAAAACATCTACGAGATAAATCAGGCCTTGTTTTTTTCAAAGATGACGATTTGGTCATTTGTTTCAAGGGTTCAAGCACAATGAAAAATTTCAAGCATGATTTGTATTCCCAATTCAATGCAACTGAATTGAATGAGTTGGTGCAACCCGCCGGTTTGACGTTGACGGATAACCCAGTTGGCAAAGTGACAGGTGCGTTTGTAAAACCATTGATTAAAATTTGGGCAACATTGAGGAGAGAAATTGCATCAAAAAACCCAAAAAGATTATTTATAACCGGACATTCATTGGGAGGTGCGTACGCTTCCCTGTTTGCGTTCATTGTTGCGGAATGCCACCAAGCACAATTTCCATCCATTCAAACCGCCCATTTAATCACGTTTGGAGCGCCAACGCTGCTTTCGGATACGGCACGAAACACTTTCAACAAGTATCTTGATAATGGATTTTTAACACTGGACCGAGTGGTATCTCAAGCAAAAACTCTCGTAATTGATGCCATACCCAGTATTCCAGCCGGGTTTACACATCCCGGATATCAGCCATTAAAAACCGAGTTTTTTGTAGAAGAGAAAACAGGGCGGGCATATCAACTTAAAAATATAGAAGGGGTTTTTAAAAAGCAAGCAGGAGGCAACAAACGGACAAAAAAGGGTGGTGGATTCTTTTCTGGACCGGAAAAGACCAAGTACGAAGCGGAAACGAAAACGCACATGCCCACAAAGATTATGATTTATGCGACAGACCCAAAGAGTCAAGGATTTCCACATGCGGAATATTGGGACATGACCTACTTGGGAGGATTTCGCATGCTAGGCATGAAAAATCCGGGTTACAAGGGGAATACATTTGTGGGTAGAGTGTATCCTGCTCCTGCTCCTGATGCTGCTGCTCCTACTGCTGCTGCTCCTACTGCTGCTGCTCCTACTACTGCTTCTGATGCTGCTGCTGCTGCTACTCCTACACCTGCTGCTACTCCTACACCTGCTGCTACTCCTAAACTATTCTGCATTTCGTACGAATATAAGCCGGCAGATCAAACGGAAGAAACTGTTTCAGACTCTACTGGAAATGATACAATGGCAGCAGCAGCAGCAGGTGCAGGAGCAGCAGGTGCAGGAGCAGTGGAAGGAGGAGGCCGAAAAACTCGCAAACACAGGAAAGGCAAGAAAGGCAATAAAGGCAATAAAAGCAGAAGAGTGTCGCGCCGAAAACACCGCAGGTCTCATACAAGTCGCCACTAACCCTGATTCATTAAACTCAAAAATCAGTATAAAAAATAAAATACATTCATTTTTTATATCACCTCAAATAAATAAATATAACATTGCCAATTTAATGAGTTGTTTGTTCAACAGTCTCGCGCATTTCATCCCGCAAACCGATCCGCAGGCCATTCGCGCACGCATATGCGACTACTTGCAGGCCAATTTGCCGATCATTGACGGCATGGCCACGCACGACGTGCTGCAGCTGGATTCTGGGTCGTCGCCGGATCAATACATCGGCGCCATGCGCAGCCCGTCAACGTGGGGCGGCGCCATTGAGATTCAGGCCGCGTGCGCCATTTGGAACGCGCGCATCGTGGTGCACGACATCCGCTCAGGCCATGGCCAAACAATTGAGTTCTTGCCGGTTTCAAATGATGCAACTAATTCACCCGATAAGACGTTTGAACTGGAGTGGAGCGGCGGCCACTACGAGCCCCGGCGACTAATACAATAATACAATAATACAACAATACAATAAATTTATAAATTTATAAATTATAAATTTATACTTTATATCAAAAATATAAATTCACGATTTTCATGGACATTCCCAAAACCGTCTCTTTCGTCGTGGTGGCAATTGGCCTGTATCTAGGCCACATTTCAACCTCGGGAACAAAAACGCAAACCATCCGATTGTTGGACGTGTTTTTGATTGGGCCGATCATGATCTATTTCGGGCACCGTGCCGAGGCCTCCATTTTTTCAATCTTGCTCACATTTTTCGGAGCCACGACGATAACATACAACCTGAAAAACTACCTTCACGCCCTTCACGCGTCAAAGTAGGGGTTGTCGTTGATTTCAATGCCGCAGTACTGCTTCGGCTTCGCCTTGTAATCCACGGGCTCGTAAATCTTGATTTCCGCGGCGTTTTGCAGCAAGAACTTGAAGTTCTTCCAGAACTCGTCCTTGTGCCCGATGCTCTCCGTCATGATGTGCGCCATTTCGTGCAGCGCGATGAACATGAGCGTGTTGGCGTCAATGAGCTTGCCGCCCTCCTTCGTGGTGTTCAGGCAGAACGCCAGTTTTTCGCCCTTGTTTTCGCTGTAGGCGGTGAATTCGCTGGTGGGCAGCGTTTCGCACACTTGCTGCGGGTCAAATTTTGCGACCAAGCGCCGCACGTTGTCCTGGTCGGGGTACGTTGTTTCCATGTGCGCCACCAGTTTCTTCATGTTCACGGTGCACTGCGCCAGCAGGTCGGCAGCCAGAACCAGTTTGGTGCGTTCGCGCACGCAGTACTTGTTGCCGTCCACGTCGGACACCACGCATTTGAGTTGGAAGGAGTCGGAGCTTTGGTACACCCGGAGGCAAATGACGGCAATGAGCGCAATCAAAATGTAGCCCAACACATTGAAATTCATGGTCGCCGATATAGTATGCGCGTTATTTTATAATTTGCATAACATTTGGCATATATTTAACATTGAATGAATTTATACGTCATGCCGCATTCGTCCTTGGTTTCCCAAATGCCGCATATTTTGAGCATGAATTCCGACGGCGGCGCATTCGCTGCGCGACCAATTGTGCCGGGGTGATCGTTCACGTACGCTTTAATGCAACCGCTGTTCAATTGGTCGCGCAGCGAATGCACGCCCCGGCGCGTGCCTCCCAGAACCGAGTTCACGTAGTTACCCACAATGCCGCATTCAATGTCGTGCAGGCGCGAGACGAGGGGTTTGTTGTCGGGGTGTCCGGGGTCAAACCGCATGAACACTTTGTTGTAATGGGGATCGTGCTGTGTCCCCGCTAAATCCACGAGGATCCCAACCCCGATGAACGAAATGTGCTTTGTGGAATACACGATGCGAGAGAATTTGCTGTCGGCGGCGTCATTGTTTTGAACCGCGGTTCCAAAATGCAGGTGGCACGCGTTGAAGTTGCGCGGGTAAATAAGAAGACTCATTTGCAAAATATATTTTTAATGTATGTGCACGCAATGTGTTTAAATAAATACCGCTGGGTTATAATTAATACCTCGCTCAAACAACCCAATGAAATTCAGCGACAACCATTTTGAAGCATACGTGGAATCTGCCACAACCACTCCGCTGCATCCCAAATTGAAAACCCTGTTCGCAACCGCCTTCCCTTCCAACATCCACCGGTTGAGAAATTTGATATTTTACGGTCCGCAAGGAACGGGAAAATACAGCCAAGCCCTTGCGTGCATAAGCCGGTACAGTCCCACCCGTCTTAAATATGAAAAACGGTTGACGGTGATGTGCAACAAGGACACGTATTTTGTAAAAATCAGCGACGTTCATTTTGAGGTGGACATGTCCTTGCTGGGATGCACGTCCAAGCTGCTGTGGAACGAGATCCACGGTCAAATTGTGGACGTGATCAGCGCGCGGGCCGACCCGGTGGGAATCGTGCTGTGCAAAAACTTTCACAACATCCACAGCGAATTGCTGGAAACGTTTTACAGCTACATGCACATGCCGCATCACAACCACATTCGTTTGAACTACATTATAATAACCGAGCATGTCGGGTTCATCCCGATCAACATTTTGAACAGCTGCGAAATTGTGCCGGTGTCGCGTCCTACGGCGGTCATGTATAAAAAGATCGTCGCCCCGTCCGCGGCGTTGAAAATAATTCCCGAGAACATAACCAACATAAAAACGTTGCAAAATTGCGAAAACGTGCTGGAAACCCCCCCGCACCAAGAACTGTTCAACAATTTGTGTGATTACATTATAAACGTGGATCAAGTTCGGTTCGCGCAACTGAGAGAATTGCTGTATGACATCCTGATTTACGATTTTGACATAACCGAATGCGCGTGGCATTTGATCACCGAATTAAAGCGCAAAGGGTTGTTGCGCGACGCCGACATGTCCGACATATTAATCAACACCTACAAATTTCTGCAGTATTACAACAACAACTACCGCCCCATTTCCCATTTGGAAAACTTTGTGTTCATGCTCATCAACGTCGTGTGCGTTAATAGACCCAACATGACATGCGCTCAACCAAATTTAAACGAAATAAAGGCGTAGGATCCCAAATGCCCATCGCAAATGATTTAATTTAGTTTTCATATAAACGCATGACGCAAAATCAAACCAACTGGAACGAATCCACCCATCGTAATAAAACAAATAAAACAATGAACATCAAGGATGCGCGCACAATGCTCGGAGTGTCGCGGGACTGTTCGTTGACGGAATTGAACAAACGGTATCGCATTATGGCGCTGAAGCTGCATCCCGACAAAAACGGGGATGCGCCGGACGCCACTGTTGCATTTCAACGGCTGAATGAGGCTTATCGCATGCTGTTGCCAGGGGCACCCCCCGATATAAACAAAACAAATGATTCAAACGACGAAGCCAATGCAGACAATGATACTTACTCTATTATGTTTATGAATTTCATGAAATCTCTCTTCAAGAGGAAGGACAGAGAGGAATCAGCTTGTGTTAATGAGGTGTTGCTGGATTTGCTGCACCGAATCGTGCACGACTATGCGTCGGCGTCGGTGAACGCCGCGCTGGATTCGCTGGACCCATCCGTGCTGTTTCAACTGTATGAAACGTTGGAGCAGTACAATTCGGCAGTGAGCATGGATGCCCGCATCTTTGAGGAAATCACTCGCATCCTCCGAGAGAAAATGCAGAACAATAATATCATCATTTTGAAACCGTCTCTCAAAGACATCATTCAGAATAACATTTCAGTAGTGAAGGTGGAGGGGCAAACCTTTTATGTGCCGCTTTGGCACAGCGAGTTGCACTACCGCATTGGAGAGAAGCAGCTCGTTGTGAAGTGCATGCCCGATCTGCCGGAGCACATGTCAATTGATGCCAACAACGAGCTGCACGTGGATGTGCGCGCCGACATCAAAGATCTGCTGATCAGTGGCGTGTTGCGCATCCCGCTGTATGATTCGGAATGCCTTGAACTGCTGGTGAAAGAACTGCACATTGTGTCCAAGCAAACCCTCGTTTTGCGAAATAATAAACATGGAATTTCTCTCATTTGTTCTGACAACATTTATGATGTGAATAGCAAGGCTCCGATTTGCGTGCACGTGCAGCTCGTTTGAGCGATTGAAAGTGGTGCCTTTTTTTAAGCCATGCAGTAAGCCGCGCGTGCATTAGTATTTGAATGAAACTAACGCACAAAATGAAACAATGAAAAAAATATTTTTTATTGTTTTATCATTTTTTTGTTCTTTTTTGTGCGTGCGTGTTTGTGCGTGCGTGTTTGTGCGTGCGTGCGTGTTTGTGCGTGCGTGTTTGTGCGTGCGTGTTTGTGCGTGCGTGTTTGTGCGTGCGTGTTTGTGCGTGCGTGCTTGTTATGCGTATCGCCTTTTACTTCTTCTTGGCGATGATCTTCTTGGTCGCAACGGCAGCAGCAGCGGGCACAGGAACGGAAGACACAGATCGTTGCACAAGAGCAGCGTCATCCTCCTCCTCCTCTTCGTCGGAGTCTTCCACGTCCACTTCGTGTGCGGCAGAAGCGCCGCCGCCACCAGCGGATGGCACGCAGTCGTCGTCATGCGACTGGAATTTGGATGGAGCTGCAATGCGGCGCTGCTCGTCGTCGTCAAGGGTGATGTGGCACTTGCCGCGAAGGGAGGGCTTGGGCTTCAAGACGGCCTGCACCAAGCGCCAAGTCACGCCGAAACTGCCGCCCGCGAACCACAGACCGCCGCATGTGATGATGAGCGCAGCGTCGGAACCCTTGACGATGAGGTCCTTGGGCGACTTGCCGTCGCTGTTGGGGAACAAGGCGTTGCTGTTGGAGTCGTAGATTTCAACGCCCTTCCACTCGCCGTCGTAGAATGGCAGCTTGATTCGGAGGGTGGGGTTCTTGGTGTGGTCGGGCTCGCCAGTTTGAGGGTTCTTGGAGTAGGAAAGCACGGGATGGAAGATGGCGCCGATGACTTCAGCAGACATGGCCTTGCCGAACCACTCCTTGGAATTGGCGATGGCGTCCTGCTTGATCCTGGATTCAAACCCCTGCAAGGCCGCAAAGAATTTGCCGATGCCGGGGGTCTTGTACTCGTCGCTGGGGAATTGGAGCGCCATGCTGTAGGACTGCACCTCGCCGGACTTCTTGTCCGTGTTCTCGTTCACGCCCCAGGTGAGCATGAGGGGCGTCTGGATGTTGAGCACGGAATTGGTCGCAGCATTGAGAATGCCGACACTCTTGCCGCCGGAATTGTTGACCTTCGCTTTTGCGTACTTGTAATCTGTGTTGGGATTGAAAGAGGTGCCTGAAATGATTGCTTGTGCGGATGCAGTGGCCATTGTCGTCGTTGGGGTTGGTGTGGGGTTGTTGTTGTTGTTGGTAAACTGCCTACACTTCCTATGCCCAAACCTTTAAATCAATTTTTTTTTTAATTCGCGGAAAATACTTAAAGAGCACCAAATGAAATCATGAAAATCAACTTTAAACTAATTTTTCTTGTTGTGATAGTTAATGCATGTTATGCGATTTATTTCTAATTGTTTTCTGTATTCTGGCCACGAGATGCCCTTGTGCGGATTTAATGACACTACTTTTTTGTTCACCATGTCGTGATGATGCCACAATTCGTATATCCATTCTTCTCGTTTATACAATTTAATTCGGCTTGAATTATGCTTAGATATTCTCTCGTCAAACCATTTCAAAGAATGCAATTTGCATTCAGTGCAAGGTATGGAGTTAAGGATGGTGCGCATTGTGATGCGCATGTTGTCGCACTCTAATTCCGTCGGGTCAGCCGGCATCATTTCCACCAAATTGTGGAGCACGTACCATATCTTATTGCCGTTTTTAATAATGGTGTTTGAACACCCCTGCCTGGCCAACACGGCGCAGCAACTGCATCCGTTTATGCTCGTGAGTAGGGGAAACCTTTTTGCTTTTGGGAAAGACATGTAATAATCACGCGAAAGTGTTATTAGATGTTTACAACATTATATTTATGTTTATTTTGCATGATGCATTACCCTTAAACCAGCCCGTTTGCAACGTGGGACTTAAGAACGGACACGGCGCACTCTTTTTCGGCACCGTCAACCGCAAACCGGGTCTTCTTGGCCGAGAGAATGGCCGAAATGATTTGTTCCAGTTGCGCAAACAGAGCGGCGTCGGCTTCGCTGGCGCTCATGGACTTCTTCAAGGCTGCCAAAAGCTCACGCAGCTTGGCCACTTCGGCCTTCAAACCGAAATACACGGTTTGTCCGGATGCGTAGCGCTGGTGCAGATTCTTCAAATTGGACACATCGCGATCATAATCGGTGGAATCGGTGCGCAGCACGTGCTTGTATTTTTCGTAGTGCGCCAGAAAGGCTTGCGCCAAGTCGCGCGTGTCGTACACGGTGGCATTACGGGCTCGGGCTAAAATGTCTTCCATGAACTTCTTGTGCTCATCGTTCTGCAGTTTGGACACGTGGTTGGAAAGCGCGGCAAAGTTGGCGTTGGTGGCGTCCAGCGTTTGCAGGAACTGCGGCTTGATCAAATCCAGCTTCTGCAAGTAGAGGGAATCCGAGTGCATTTGGGCGTAGTGCACGAGAATGCTGGCATTCACCTGATGGATGCTGGCCTGCAGCCGCTGCAGCTGCTTCTGCTCGTCATCCTGCTTCATTATGAGATTGTCCAAATCGGTTTGAGAGATATTCACATTCTTTTTATTCTGTTCAATTTCTCTCGTTTGAAGAGTTTGGGTTTCATGAATGATGGCAACAATCCGGGTGTTCATGTTGTTCACGTTGCCAATGACGTCGTCTTTGGATGCCGCAAACGTTTGAGCGGCGTTAGGTTTGGGTGCAATCAAGTCACCGCACACTTTATTCTGCAGCGCGGTAAACGTGAGCTTCATGGCAGCCTGTGCAAGATTACACTTTGTGTCTTGACACTTGACGGTATTGAGGCAGGACAAAATTTCCTTATTGCAATTGATGCTGCGATTCAATCCGCAGCACTGGTCGTGCGCTCTGCAACACGCGTCAAGCGAATCTGTGGGACTGACACCCCACTGACAGGCTGGCCCTTCCGCGCCTTTGAATTTTTGCCCACCGCAATAGTTTGGCCCGCAATAATTTCCATAAAACTTGAACATGGGCTCAGCAAGAGCAACCTTTGGAACAGCAACCACAACCTTTGGAACAGCAACCACAACCTTTGGTTCAGCAACCACAACCTTTGGTTCAGCAACCACAACCTTGGCAACAACCTTTGGTTCAGCAACCACAACCTTGGCAACAACCTTGGGTTCAGCAACCGCCACCTTTGGAACAGCAACCACAACCTTTGGTTCAGCAACCACAACCTTGGCAACAACCTTGGGTTCAGCAACCACAACCTTGGCAACAACCTTGGGTTCAGCAACCGCCACCTTGGCAACAACCTTGGGTTCAGCAACCGCCACCTTTGGAACAGCCTTGACTTGAATGGGAACGTTGGGTCCGGCCTCGCATCCTGCCGCAAAGTAGCAGCGCGAGCCGACGGGCTTCCACGCCAGCTGCCATTTGGATAACGGGGAAGCGGGACCGTTGTATCCGGACATTTCCCACTGCTTTGCGCCGCGGTTCACATCCATGAGTTCGCCGCTGGGTGAAAAGTAGTCGGCCGCATTTTTGGCGCCGTCGGCGTTGCCGCAAATGCCGCCCATTCTGCCGTAATGAGTTTTGGGCACGCTGGTTTCCAGAACACCGCAGTATCCCCCAATGATGAGTGCTCCAAACCCTTCGGGCGTGGTCATCTTGAGTCCATCGGTCACATCCGTTGCACCGCGCCATTCCACGTTTTGTTTTCCGTGGCGAATGGTGACGCCTCCGAATTTGACGGTTTCGTCCCGCTTCAACTCAATTTCAGCACCGTTCACACGAATCTTCTTGTAATTTTCCACATCCACTTCAATTGAGAGCTGTTTGTAGCGCACCAAGGCACCGGTCATGCAGGACGGCACGCCGACATTGTTGGCGCCGTTCTTGCGCATCTTTTCCTGCACCTCAAACACGCCGTCGCGCGACGTGGCGATGGTGTAAACGCCGGGCTCCTGAATGTGAAAGAAATCACCGTCGTAATTGGTGCAGTGGGGATCGCCCGCTGCCACGCAGAACCGGGTGCTAGGAGACGGCGTGTTGTCCTTGGCCGCAAACTCCATTGCGCTCACGGCGCTTTCCTTGGCAATCGCTTCGCTTTTGGTGACGCGCATGTCTTCCAAGCACCCGCCGTACACGTCGGCATTGGTTTGAATGCCGAGCGAAGTGCAGAAAGTGGCAGCGGATGCGCCGCTGGGGGTTTTAAGCCAGTCGCTTAATGCTACAGACATGGCTACCGGAGATGCAACCTTGGGCTTGGCTACAGGAGTAGGATTGGATGCAAGCTTGATTGTGATTTTAGGCGCAACCACTGCAGGCTTGGGTGCAACCTTGGTCGCAACCACTACAGGCTTGGGTGCAACAGGCTTGGGTGCAACAGGCTTGGGTGCAACAGACTTGGGTGCAACAGGCTTGGGTGCAACAGGCTTGGGTGCAGGCTTGGGTGCAACCTTGGGCGCAACTACTGCAGGCTTGGTCGCAACCACTACAGGCTTGGGTGCAGGCTTGGTCGCAACCACTACAGGCTTGGGTGCAGGCTTGGGTGCAGGCCTAGAACGAATGGAGACCAGCAAAGTGCGTCCTTGGCCTTGTTCTTGTTCATGGATCCCGAGTTCATGAGCGGACGCATTGAATACATGCGCATCATGAGCCGACGCATTAAGCTCATGAACATGGGCGGACGCATTGAATACATGCGCATCATGAGAGGACGCATTGAGTTCATGGGTAACAACGACGGGAACGCTGCTCGTCATGGAGAGAGCGCACAGCAGCAACATGCACGGAACAAGCTTCATTTTAGATGGATGGGTTATGTATTGAGATAATAAAATAAGTTTAAGTTCTTTGAGTATATGGTTTGTAATTATTATCCGCACGCTGCCTAAAGGTTCAAATGTTCAAATGTTCAATCAATCATTTGATAAAAGATATAAAAAAATATAAGTAGTATAATAAAACCCGACACGTTCGCATGTCTCATCCCGACCAAATTCAAAACGAGATTGTTCACAACAACCTGCACAACCTGCACACCGTGAACATCTACAATACCGATTATTTCAATGAAGTAATCGCCCCCCCGGCTGAATTCATAAACACGTTCATTTTTGCGGACGTCCCCATAAATAAGAAGACTGCCGTTGTTAAAAATCGCGTGTTAAAAAAAAAGGATTTAACCAAGGTGCGCATGCCTGCATTTGCGGACCACACGACATTTATGACCCACGAACACAAGGTGTCCGAACTTAAGGACATATGCAAGCACCACGGCATTAAATGCGGCGGAACCAAGCAAGAGCTGAAGCTGCGGATACACGCGTATTTGTATGAATCGCATTTCATAACCCGAATTCAACGCCTGGTTCGCCGCAATTTTATTAAAATGCACGCTCGTGCGAGCGGGCCGGCATACAACGATCGTTCGCTGTGCGTGAACGACACCGATTTTTACAGCATGGAGCCCATGAGCGACATTCCGCACAATCAATTCATAAGCGTGAAGGATGATTCGGGCATGGTGTACGGGTTTGACATCATGTCTCTG